GTCCACTATCCGTTGGCCGGTGTTTTATCCCACGCACGTGGCGCGGGACTTCCAGTTCCTAAAACTGGGGAAACGTGCTGTGTGTTAGCGGCATTTATTGCATCGAGGGTGGAGGTTGCGTATACGGTTGAAACGCAAGCGCTCCATGACTTCTCGACGCGTGCCAAAGCACGGTTAAACTTCTTGAATCTCAAGTCATTAATTATCTGCTTTCGAAGTCGTCCTGTTAGCCTTGCAAACGTCTTCTCGCTGTCTAGCCCGCGCATGATTTCGATGGGAGACGAGCCTTGGCTCTTCGCCCACGCTCTCCTTGTGCGTGCGATTCTAGCTAGTTGACTAGTTTTGTAAGGTCCATGGGATTTCTTCGCGGCCTCTCGTGTTGGTGCTCCGTCTGAATAACGACGTAAGAGCTCTTCATCGCAGAGTCGAGCAGTAAGGACGTCTCTCATGGGTACGCCGCTGGAAGTGGCTTCAGCTTGCTTTAGCTGCTTCCGCAAATCGGCATACTCGGCGGACGTTTCTGACTGCTTAGAAGGTAACCCTCCGAATCTTACGTAGGCGATGACTGTCCAAGCGTCAGCTTGCTTAACTCCTCCTCCGCCGTGACGAATTTTTCCTGGCATGTTTCGATTTGCTAGTGAGTACCGTATTGTCCTTTTACGTAGCCTCTCCAGCGCAGAGTACTTTAACTTACCTTCGTAACGTTGAAGTGACTCTACAATGGCTAGTCTGCGTTTAAAGTCAGTACGCGTACCCGCGAGCTCGCCGAGACGTGTCCGTGAATAAATCGTCGCGCCGTCTGGAGTCATTTTTGCAAACTTCTCGCAAAAGACACCGTTGTCGCCGAAGTAGGATTTCTCGAGGTTTGACTTGAGACCAAGAAGGTCGATCGTGTGCTGGTACAGTCGAGCTTGCCTCGGGGTGAATAGGCCTATTAGGTCGTCTCCGCAAACTTTGAACGCCTCTTTGTCTACACCTGCGCGGTCCGCGCAGAAGGCATTGAGAATGTTCAGCACTACCCAGCCTGGCCCAAGACCCATTAGGGCACCGCAGTTTATTTCGCGGTTTTCAAACTCTAAGTCCGGTCCCTCTACTCCTATCAATTGCTGGTTGTTGATGACAGCATCAAATGCATTTTGGAACCATTCTGGTTCCTCGATGTATTGTCGCAGTTCTTCAATAACAAAGCGTGATAGTTGTACCGAGATCGGATCTGTAGATTTTGAGAGGTCGGCTGAGTAGAGCAAGCTGCCCTCCTTGCCCCTGCGTAGGTAGATCGGATCACTAATTCCTTTCAGCTGCTCTCGCGTGACCATACGGTCACGTAGGAGTGGAAGTAAGCAATTCGTGAGCGCGCGCGCGGCCCACACGACCTTTCGGTCGTGGATAGTGGCAACGCGTATCTTACCTTCGCCTGTGCATATAGGTAGTAGCTTGAGCTTGCGCGAGAATTTCGCCTCGAAGCATGTGTCAATAAATATTTCGTAAATGCTCTTGGTTCGGTCGGAGACACCTTCGAACCCGAGTTGCACTTGTTCTAACCAAGCCAGTGGATACGCATCGTTGTCCTGTAGCGCGGTAAACTCAGGTAGGCCTATGCCTATCTTGAGCGCCTCGCGGACTTCTTTCTGCTGCTCCTCGTTGAGGAGAGCGAAGTCGTCCCAGAACGACCCGCTGTGTCCAGTGGTCCAGTTGAACTGGTGCATCTTTTGTTCGGCAATCTCTTCGGCACGAATCATGGCCTTCATCGCTACCATCTCTCCAGGCTCGATCCGCGTGGCTGGATCGTGTAACGGTCCATGCCGGCGTGGATGCACCGCATCCTGCAAGCGCTGATTTTGCGGAGGGAATAGGTATCAGGCGGGACTTGCTGTCTAGCTTGTGCTTTCTACTGCGGAACATCTTTTGGATGAACGTTTTCAGTTCGCCTAAGATATCTTCAGGAGGGAGCGGCTTCTGACAAGTAAGTCTTTCTGCTGTGGCCATGAGCTCTTTCTCAACTGCGTCGTCGTCCGCTACATAACCATCAATGGCGCGAGCATAGCAAGATGCGTGGAAAGCCGCCTCGCGGTCGGCTGTTCCTAGGAACGGCCAGCCACGACGGCCAGTACAGGCAAACTTGCGAAGCTCGTGACAGTGGTGTTTTATGAACGGAAGGCCTCGCTGTGCGATCAATTGTACAAGTCGAATTATCTTGCTAACGTAGTGGCGGTTCTTGCTTTTTCGCAAGCCGCCCTTCATTTGGCCGTAGATAAGTTCGAGATGTGCTCTGGTCGCACTCCAGTTGAGTCTGAGTGCTCGGACATTACGAAATATTTTACCTCGATGTACCTTTTGCTGCGTCTTCTTCGGACTAAACCCGAAGAGCAGAGGGCGATTACGGACATCGCGTCCGGTAATCGCAGGTCCAAGGGTACACAGGTTGTGCAGGCTACTAAGTAGTCTGCCGCTGCGTTTCTTGGGTGACCTCTGTCTTGTCG